CAACAAAATTGTAAGTAGTATCATTTATTGTTGTTGAAAATTTTGCACCTCTTGACAATGTTGCAACATTGACACTTGAAGTATTTACATTAACATTAACAGTTGCGATTGGTGCTCGTGCACTTCTCGGAGTATACCCTAAAGTTTTAGCATGAGATACAACAGAAGACCTGAGTGATGCAGTATCAATAAACATTTCGTTTGCAAGTAGATTAGCATTCATTGATAGATAATGTGTGTTGTATGCGAGAACATCTAAGAGGGCTGACATACCAGAACCCTCAAAATCATAATCAGTAAATTCTGTTTGATTTTTTAAAAATATTTTCATATTAGATTTTATATCATCAAAATCTAATTCTGTAATTGAAAGTCTTTTATCCGTTGTTGCCATGTTACCTTACTCTTTCTACTATAACATCAAGTGAAACCATTTCACTCGGTGCATTAACAATGAAAAATTCTATTCTTACATTGTAAGCATTTCTATCTAAATCAGGAAGAGAATCAACTCTAATTAATTCTACTCTTGGTTCGTATGTTTTTATAACAGTTTCAATATTTCTTGATAACAACGAAGCTGATATTGGTGAAAGATTTTCAAAAAGAGTTGCACGAATATTAGAACCAATCTCTGGGTGAAATGGTTTTTCATAGTGATTTAATTGTACAAGATTTCTCACACTTCTTTTGATTGCTTCAACATCTGTTAGTTTTGCAATATCACTTGTAATAATGTTTTTATTAAAATTTAAATTTAAATCTTTAAATAGTTTTACACTACGCTTTTCATTAGTAATACTTGCATCGTAATTTAAACTTCCAGAAGTTGGCATAAATTTCTCCTATGTCAATTATTTATAACACATTAACGACCTTGTCCTCTATACTTTTTAAAACTTCTCTTTTTACTTTTATTCATTGTAGAAGTAATTGGTTTTCTACCAATAGAAGTTCCTTTAATAGTAGGTTCGTGTATGTGAACAGTTGTTTGTTTTCTTCCTTTAGCCATGATAATCTCCTATGGGGTTTCTGGAGTGTTCAAGTCAGTGCAATCTTCACCACTTGTTCTTGGTGGGTCACTTGGACAACTGAAGTCAGTACCTGAATCATGTCTAGCATAAAAGTTCGCACCTTTAAATTCTTTCCAATCACCAGTATGTTTAAATTCATTTAATCCTTTATACTCAGCTTTGTAAGTAGAACTAAAAGTTTCATTTGCATCACCTGCCACAGATTGTTTGTAAGTACCACCAATTCTTTCAGATTTATTTCCGTCTATCTGAACATTATAATTACCTTTTATGTATGTGTTACAATTTCCATCTATTGTAAGATTGACAGTTCCTTTTACATTGACATAATCAGAACCAGCAATGACCTCGTAATTGTCTCCTGTGACTCTTGTCATTTTATTTCCATCAGCATCTATCTCATAGAAAGTACCGGTTCTATGATATTCCATAATTCTTTCAGCATAAGGTGTATCATCATATTCTTGTATATGACCACTTTCTGTTTCTCTTACTTGATTGTATGGATATTCAGAATCTACTCTTGTTTTTTTTGTTCTGTCTTCATTTGTTTCTGTTGATATACCAATGACATTATCTTCATGACCTCTTGATGAATCATCTGTTGTCTTTGGCTCATTCCATGTTGTTGATGTTAATGCTGTAGCAACATTTTCAGTAGCAGTAGTATCTCTTGTTGAACGATTACCATGAGTAATGATATCGTCATTTTCATCTTTGGCAGTCGGAACTGCTAGACGATTAATATCTGATTCATCTTTACGAACTGGATAAGAATAGGTTTCAGTATTCTCATCATAATACCCATAGTCTTTATTATTTCCTGGGTCATTAAAACCTAAAGATGTGTTTGCATAACCATTAGGTTTACCAGGAAGAGTTCCCATGATAATCGGTTCTTGTAGATGTTGAGCATCTTTGAAAAATCCAATGACCCAACTACCTTGTACAAGAAAAGGCGTTTCACCAAGCCCACTCATTGATGGAGATGTGACTGGCATCATCACAGATGCCCATGGTAAACTTTCTGTTGGGATTTTAGTTTTGTCTTCGGTGTGATAGCCAAGAGCACGAACTCTTACTCGGCCTAATCTCTCTGGGTCGTTTCTATCTTCAACGACACCAATAAACCACATGAAGCCATCTCTTCCCCATAAAAAAAGAAGTATTCTGCATACTTCTATTTATAGAGTGGCGAAGAAGGCTCTATCTTTCTTTTCTTGTTTGACTGCAGCTTTTAATCTCTTGATGTATTTATCCATCTCTTTGAGATGTTCATGTTTAAGATACTTTGCAGCATTCACTTCTCTTTCATCAGTATTATTTTCAATCGTTCTTTGATGTTTACGAATCAAGTCACCGGTATCTCTCATCTTAAAACGAATACAATCTGATGCACACATTATTTTACTCATAATTATATTGTATCAAGGTTATCTACATTTGTCAAGAGGTATTTCCAACTTTTTGGAAATGCATGTTTTGTATGATAATGAATTTCTTTTGCAACTTGTCGTGTTTCTACTTGACTGTGTTCTTCTAATCGTAATGCACAGATTCGTGCGAATGCATAAAGAGTTCCAGACCAATACCATTCGGTCATCATGTTCTGTGGTAATATCATTCGTGCAAGTTCAGGTGCAATATCTTCGTCTATCATTTCTTTATAAAGTTCTTTAGATTTTTTTACAAAGTCTGTAATGTCCCATTCTATTTCTTCTGAAGAACTTCCTTGTTTAATATTCTTTGCTCTCTTACGCCACATGAACGGAATATAAAATTCTGGTTCATCATCTACATATCTTCTACTGGTCTCATTCCAGACTAGACCGACTTGATGTTTAACCAGTTGTCGTGCGACAAAGATGGGTGCCTTGATTCTAAATTGTAATGAACAATGAGCAAAGGGTGACCAATGATTATGTTTGGCAAGATACTCTATGAGTTTTTCATCATTGTCTTCAAAGGTAAATTTTCTTTTTGAGAAACTGACTCTGGCAGCATTCACCACTGTCAAGTCTGTTCCCATTTTATCTATGAGTTCAATTTCCATTTTCTTTTCTTTCTATTTTATAAAGTTGTAGATAGTACCAGAAACATTTTGGATACTGTGCAGGACTTGGAACAGTACATGCAAAGTGATTATTTAATATAAAGTGTATATCATTTATATTCAATCTATCCATTCTATGCTTTCAAAACATTTCTCTATTTTGTTTCGTGCCTCTGTCATTGAATGTGCTTCTACTGATGCCGAACAGAATGAACCTTCTATTGAAACATGAATGTCTGAATCATGTAACGATATTTTCTGAGGCATTGCAATCTCAAAACAAAGTACAAAGGTTTCCTTACTCGGAAACGGAATTATCTTCTCGTCTATTGTCATACGAATTCTCTATTTTGTTGATGAGTTTTTCATCTATTGTATTAAAAGCTTTCTCTATATCGTTTTCAATATCAAAATAATAGACACACCAAAATCCAATGATTATACCAATTATATATTTCACTACTCTCCACCTCCTTTCACATAACTTTTTAATCGTTCTTTTGTTTCCTCTTCAAATCCTTTACGATATTCTTTGATTGCTTCTTTGTTGTCATAACGAATACAATAATGATATCCGATTTTCTTGGCCTCGGCATCACTTAACTTGTCGTAAGTTGTACGACCCAATCGTTGAGCGATTTTCTTTGAGTTTATTTTCCAGATTATTGACATACTCTGTCCACGATTATCCAAATAAGAACCCACCAAGTCAAAACATGAATTCCACAAATGATTTCAAACCAATACTTTGATAAATTACCAATAATTTTAAATTCAAGAAAGTCACAAAACTTTACCCACCATGCATACCACATCATATTCTTTTCCTTTCAAATTCTGAGACAGTCGTACATTCACCTTTGATGACAACAGTCTGATACGGATTACGAAAAATAAAATCTATGTCTGCTTTGACAAAAGAACACATTGCAAAGTCTGCTTTACTCACCACTTCATAACTTCGTGGTTCTAGTGAATTGTCGTTACTGAGTATACTAATCGTAATCACGACTAGCCATTCTATCATACTATTCATTTTCGGTTATCTCCTCTGTTACAATATAAGCACCGCCATCGTTGGAAGTAAAGGTACACGAATTCTTACCTCCGGTACTGATATTACTTTCTCCGAACATCTTTGAATCAACCCACCCAATATATTTACGATTTGGAAACTCTGCCATATACTGTGCAACTCTGTCACTTCTATACCGATGCACGACACAATTACTTAGTTCAACGCTTTTCACGATTTTTTTACGAGATTTTTTCACTTGCGACGATTCCGAGTGACCAGCCAGATAAAGACTAACTGTGCAATTCCCCATACGACATACCAATAGAGAAAGAAGTAGAGAGGGCCACACCACCAATCGGTACAATACCCGAGAAAGGGTTCTTCAAGAAGTATTCCACCTTTTGTTTCGTAGTTGGTCCAGGTA